TGGTTGGCTTGGCGTTCCTCAAACAAGATCAGCTTGCCAACGGCATCCGTCAGCTTGTCAACCTTGCTCTCCAGGCGTCTGAAATCATCGTCTGTCATCGGAATGTCCCGTTGTTAATTGCGTCGAGCAAACGCTTGCCGTACTTTTCCACCGCCGCCTTGGTGATAACGTACTCACCACCCTGCAAAGCACCGTAGCCATCGTCTGGAGCAGGAGCGCGGCCTTTGAGGTGACGGGCATCTACCATGCCGCCGTGGGCATAACCCATATCAGCAGCATCAGCTGGGTTACCGCCAAAATTACCAGTGCCAATATTGCCGCCAAAACCGCCACCGAAGCCAACGTCAGCGCCACCAAAACTGCCCATCCCAGCAGAAGCATCACCATACAAGCCTGTTGAATTAAAACCGCCGCTTTGTAATTGTCCTTCTCCCCGTAGACTTCCAAAATTAACAGATTGACCAATAGTATCGGTTGCCATAGTGGGTAAAGATTCAATAGCAAGAGACCGCTGCGATACTGGCATACCAACGGGAGTCATCCCAGCTAGTCTAGAAGCAGAATCGTCAGTATACAAAGGCGCTGTGCCGCCCATGTTAAATGCGTTAAATGAATTCTCGGATATTGCACCTTCGTACGCGCTAGGGTCAACTGATGAGTTGGGGTATGGCCCAAAGTCTGGGCCAGCTTGGCCGTACGCAGGCGCATTCATCTCTGATATTTCAGACGCCCTAAATTGATCTTGCGCCCGTTCTCTGGTGTCCCGGCTTGGGGCAAGCTGTGACGATTCGTAGGCAGACATACCTGCGTCAACTAACCTTCCAACGTTGAACGCTGTGCCAATGCCAGGAACCATGCCCATAGCAAATTGCGACATAGGAGACATACTGTTAAGCGTATCCCTAAAGGCATTCCGATCCTGCGCTGGGCCTAGTCCAAGTGCATCTGTCCCAGACGGCCTAGCGTAATCTCTGCTTGGGTAGTCCTGCCCACCGCCATTCATCATGTTGTTTTGCTGCCGACGCTTACGCAGCATATCGTTGAAAGCATTGAGGTAGTACATATGTGTTCCTACTGCGTCATGGCGTTAGTGTTTTTAGTGTTCGCAATCATTTGATTACGGTTAAATTCACGCGTTTTTCTTCCTTGAATGTCTGATGATACCGGACGAGCAGGGCGAAGGTTATCTTCCAAGTCAGCAAGAACATCTAGCATTTGTTCACGTTTGATTACGGCGTCCCGCGCAACTTGAGCATTGCTGGCGCGTTTTGAGATTTCATCAAAAGCCGCCGCCTTTTCGCGGATTTTAACTATGGTTGCGTCAACCCACTTCCTATCCATCATCTTGGCGGCAACAGCTTTGTCAGACAAGCCTTTTAGATCTGGAGCAGCTTCAGCAAAATCAATTTTAGTTTTGCTCCAAGCCACTTTTTCGGCGGCTGTCATGTCAAACAACTTACCAGCCGCAACTTTTTCAGCCGCTGCGCTCAGTGATTGACCAGTGTTTGCCATAAACACTTCTGGCGTTGCGCCTCTAACGCCTTCACCGCCCACCTTGTATGTGCCTGTAATTGGGTCAAATTCCAGCACACTACCCCGACCAGTCGTTTGACGATTAACCGCAGCCGCAGCCGCAGCTTGGGCTTCAGCCGCAGCGCCTTGCTGCATACTCAAATTACGAAGCCTTGCATCCTCCATGCGAAGAGCGCCCATTTGACCGCCCACCGGGCCTTGTGACATTCCTATCTGGGCAGGCCCAGGCGCAACACCGGGCGTAGTAATTGGCCCTTGTGCGCCAGGACGCATAACAAAGTTTGGCTGATACGGCCCTTGCCCAGGCCCAAGAACTTCCACCGGTGCTTCATAAGGCACAACAGCGCGATTTTGCGGAATAGGCTGCATTGACGCCGCCAATTGATTGACTGGAATTCGCGCATCACGCAATTGCAAACCAGCTTGATACTCGGGAGATGCCAAACGATTAGCGGCAAAAGATTGACCAATTTTGCCAGCACCAGCACCCAAAACTGAACCTAGTGCGGCACTAACGTAATCTTGACCAAGTGCGTACCCGGCTAAACCGCCAAGCGTTCCTGCTGCACCAGTACGTCCAATTGCCACAGCCTTGTTGAAAGGAGTTGCAGCTTTTGTAGTAAACACATCAGGGAAGTTACCGGCTATTTTTCCTAGAGATGCAATGTTTCCCGTCAATGCGTTATTGCTTGAAGTAAGACGCGCCAATTTACTAACATCTACCATTCCAGTATTGAAGTCTGTTGCAGCTTCATACGTGTAAATACGCGCCATTTTTTGCCGAGCATCACGATATTCCCCAAGCAATTTTGGGTTGGCAATGCTGCCGTCAATCATGGACTCTAGTTCTGTTGCAATTCGCAGATTGGTGTCTGCAATATCCAATGCTTCTGTCGTTGCCGACTTATTGTTGTACGTTTTTTTTGCTCTCTCGCGCAAAACACTGATGTTTTTAAGCAACGTATCGCCGGTCAAACCTGTTTGGGTTTTTGCAATGGCATCGTCAACAATCTTGCTAATGGCTGGCGCATACTCTTTAGCGCCAATAACATCTAAATCGCTACGAATAGCTTCTAACCGCTGAATCATTGCATCATCGGCTTGCTGTATTGGAAGTTTTTTAACTTCTCTGTAGGGCTGATCAACTTGAGTACGGGCTTGCTTAAATGCTGCCTCACCATTAAGTTGTGTTGTTGGCGGCAAACCCATTTCGTCAAGCGCAACCTTACGAACGGCACCTTTGTTAGCAGCGGTAATGGCTTCTACACCTTTTTCGCCAGCTATCATGGTGGTAAGTTTGGGGCCAACCGTAGGCTGAATGTCAGTTGGATTGAGCGCAATACCTAACCGTTGCGCTTCAGCGGCGGCATCAATTTGCGGCCCCCGAGCGTAGTCTTTGAGTGATGCTGCTTCACGCCGCGCTTGAAGTTGTGCTTCAAACGGCATTTTGGCTCCAACAATCCCCTTTTCAATTATTGGCGCTGCGCCGCGCTGCACAGCTTGCGTTACTGCTGGCACAACTTTAGGCGCAGCAAGAGTTGCAGTTCCAATAATACTTTCAACGTCAGCAGCAGGAAGTCCAGTTTTATTGGAAATCCATTTCGCGCCTTTTTGAAAGTTTTGACCGATAAAGTCTAATAGTTGACGGCCACTTTCCTGTTGATATTCAGGTGTGCCTGTTACTCCAAATGTTTTGCCAAATGGCTGGTCAACTGCGCCAACAAGACGTTGAGTAGCTGCTTTTGCTTCTTCTTCTGAACGACCTATCCGAGCCAATGGATACCCAATTTGCTGGACGGCGGCAGGGATTAATCCGCCAACGGTAACGTCAGCCAAGGACGCCGCGCCTCGGCCAAGTTTGGTCATAAAGCCAGGGGCTTTAGGTATTAGGTCTTCATACCCTGTAGTAGACGCAACAGGAATTAGGTCTTCATATCCAGTAGCCATTTACAACTCCTGACCTGTGTTTTGTTTAAAGCGTTGGCGAACCGCAGCCGCAGGCGCTCCTTTAGCAATGGCTGCATTTGCGTCTTGGCGTTGTTGCGTAATGTTTGACGCTGGTGCAGCAGGTGCAACATTGGTAGGAATTTGACTTGCTGCTGCTGGCGGAGGCGCAACAGCATTTGGAATTTCAACTTCCAATGGAATGTTTGTTTTTATTCCTCTGACAGATTTGTTATGTCGTTCAATGACATTGCGAGAAGCGCGATCATTTATGTCCAACACCTTGCGAATTGCAGCCTCATCCATTGAAATTTCGCCTGCCGCCGCTTTTGTGGCATATGCCCGGTCAGCATCAGATATAGCAGTGCCTGCACCAAACTGCTTAATAAGTTGACCCACGTTTGCCGCCATTGCTGAACCATACGCTTGAGAGTTAGCTGCTGCATCTGCATAACCAAAATCAATTCCGCCTTGTTTAAGGGCTTTATTAAGACCAACAAAAAAGTTAGCGCCAGCACCTGTAATAGCACCAGATTGAAGAAGTGATCGACCAACATCGTTAGTTTGAAGAATTTGCAATGCGCCTTCAGCAGCAGTTTTGCTATCAAGAATTTTCTTTGATTGCCCCGCTCCAAGACCAGACTCAAATGCTTTTTCTTGTGCTGGCAAGACTACAGTTGTACTTGCAGGAGGCGCAAACTGAGTTTCTTTTTTAATTGCCGCTAAGTAATCTGCGCGGCGTGAATCACCCGGAGGCAATGCAGCCAGTTCTGATTGAAGTCTAGCTAAAGAACTTGGCGCTGCTGCCGCAGGCGACAGCCTAGCAATATCCGAATTCAGTGCAGTAGCAATTGCTGTCTCACCCATAGCCAAGGCTTTATTGCGTCTGCGAACCAAATCAGCTACGTTTGGTGCCGCAGGAGCCATAGCGTTAGCCACCGGCGCTGCTTGAGGCATTGCTCCTGCGGGTGCCATAGCGTTAGTCGGCGCAGGGGTTGGAACATCGCCAAAGAGTTTGGCGACTTGACTTTGCCGATATTGTTGCTTTCGGAACTCTTTTATGCCCATAGCCTCTTGGTTCAGGAAACCCTGAAAAGCCGTTGGATCGTCGGGGACTTCAGCCAAAGCCTGCTCCAAAGAGCCAAGACGGCTTCTAATCGGGCCAACATCTGGATCATCAAATTGTATTTTTATAAGTCCTTTTGCAGCTTCTGGGCTAGATGCTTTAAGAAATGCTTCTTCGTAAGAAGCTAATTTCTGTGCGACCCGAGAAGCATCAGCCGCTCGCTTTTTATCCGCTTGACTAGCAGCAAACTCCTGCTGGCGCATACCAAACTCTTGCTGGGCTTGCGCTGCTTTTTGCTGGGCCATTGCATTGGCCTGCATTTTCTCTTGGCCTTGGGAATACCCCTCAAAGAAATTTGAGGGGCCACCTTGGTCAAGAACTCCGAAATTAAGTGCCATGATATGTCCTTAACCGTAAACATTTTCGTTGCTAAAGTCAACGCCCATTCTTCGGTTGTACTGGCCGGGGCCATAGAAACCACTGACTAGGCTGTCAAACCCACCAGAGCCAAATGCTTTGCCAATATTGCCGTAAGCCGATTGCCTAGCGCGTTCTGCAGCCAGCATGGCGTTGCCAGTGTTATAGCCTTGGTTGGTTATTAAATTCCCAGCGTTGGTCGCGTAATTTTGACCGGCAGTGCCGATTTGAGTCCCGGCTGTTTGACCTACATCGGCAAGCCCAGCCAAACGGTTGTAACCGGTGTTGGAACGCGCTACGTCAGCGTTGTAGGCGTTCACTGCACGTTGGTATGCATTGCCAAACTCTTGTGAACCCATGTCCTGACCGTACCGAGCGGCTGCTTTTAACGCGCCGCCAGACATAAGTCCACCACGGGCAGCAGCTTGCCGGTCAAGCGCCTTCTGACCTTCAGCCAAGCGGAAAGCATAGCCTGGGTCAGCCTGGTAATCACCAGCGCCAAACCTGAACGCTGCGGGTTGTGCAAACGCACCACTTTGCATCTGCGCTAATGCGTTGTTGCCTGCTGCCAACCTTGGTTGCTGCCTAGCAACGCCTTCCTCGTACATCCGCCGTTGCAGTGCCAATGCTTCAGACGATTGAGCATTGGCTGCATTAGCAGCCTCACGCGCAGCGCCTGTTTGCCCACCGCCAGTAGCCTCATCAAGACCGCCGCCAAGAGCAGCGCCCGCAGCAGCGCCTGCTGGCCCACCAAGAAAGAAGCCTGCTGCACCACCTATTAATTGACCCCAACCCATAATTGTTCTCCTTGTTACCCAACCACCCAAGCCGTGCCATTGTCAAACACCGGGCAAACCACCGCACCGCCGCCAACGGGGGCCGCCAAGAACACTGGCGCTAGGGCATTGGTCACCCACGATCTGCGGCCTTGTGTACCGGCTGCTGGCAGGGTTGCTACTGTGTACGCTGCGCCTAATCCATTCCCCCCATTGGCTACAGGGAGGATACCAGATACGTTGGTTGTAAGATCAACAAAAGTCGTAGCCGTTGTACCCGTGCCGCCGTTAGCTATTGGCAGAGTTCCACTGACTTGAGTGGTCAAGCTCACGCCACTGAGCGTCCCGCCAAGCGTCAAATTACCTGACGTAGTTACCGTGCCTGTCAGCGTAATGCCGTTAACCGTACCTGTGCCGCCAACGCTAGTCACCGTGCCGACAAACGCATCGTTGCTGGTGATGGTGAAGCTGGGGTATGTCCCGGTCACTACCGTTGTGCCTGCGCCCGTTAGCACCACTATACGATCTGGCAAGCTGTTGGTAATGGTAATGGTGCCTGAACCATTGGTAACCGTAATGCCGGTGCTGGCTGTCAGCGTCCCTAATGCGTAGCCGGTGCCGTTACCAATCAACAGTTGGCCGTTGGTTGGAATCGTGCCAAGACCCGTGCCGCCATTGATGACCGGCGTAATAGCAAGGCCAGCGCCTGTAATGGTGTAGACGTTGGTGAACCAAAGAAACCACTCCATAGACACAGCACCAGTCTGCGCGTTCAGCAGTGGAACGCGAGGTGCGGGGATCTGGGTGATGTTTGCCATGTCAAGACTTTGTTGGACTCAGCACTAACTCAGCGCCCGTGATGGCGATTTTTACCGGGTCAGTGCCGCTTACCTCGTACACCCGGTCACGCAGCTTGAGCGTCATGCCCAGCCGACGCCAGAACGTGCGGTAGCCGTACTCACCAATCTGACCCATGCTGGCCCAATGCTCGTTTGACCAAGTATGGCCGCCATCGTCGCTCCAGCGCAGCATACATTGCGGGTCAGAGCCTTGGCCGGTATTCAACCCAACACCAGTCTCAGCGTTAAGTTGCAACGTATGGTGCGCCGTGCGCTTGAAGTTGTTTTCGCCGGGTGGCAATGCCCTCCACGAACGCAACCACTTTTGAACCCCGCCGTTGTCAGCGTAAACGTCTAAGTCAAACCTGTAAAGGTTGCCGTTCTCAAAGTCGCCAACAATGATGTTGCCTTCAAAGTTGCATTGGCAGTTGCTGCGGTGCCGCATAAACTGACCTGCATCAAATCCAGCACGTTCGTGCCAGGCTTGGGTAGACACATCGTAGACCCAAGTGGCGTTACCAGACGGAAATGTCAGCACGTAGAAGGCATGGCCTTCCTGCTGATATGTGTACGCAATAGCGTCCGAGATGTTGCCGTATTGGGCAATGGCGTACTCAATGGCGTGAGTAGAAACCCGAGTGCCGGTGTAGCCGTTGGCGCGATAGACAATACCCTGCCCACGGGCGTCTGTACCCAGCCAGAACAGGCCGTTGTCCAGTTTGGCTATGGAGTATGCAGACACGCAGCCAATCTCGTTAAAAGCCCCTTGGATGCGCTCCAAAGGGAAATCAGCAGAGCCTGCGTTGTACCAAACCTCAACCGAGTCAGTACCAAACACCCACAGTTGCCGGTGGTCAGCAATAATCCCTACCACGCCGTCGGGTGAGCCTTCCGAGGATTTGAAATCCAACGGGTCAACTGACGTGCCGTCCAGCAATTGCGACACCCAAATAATCTGACTGTCAGGCTGGTTGAAGACAAAGTAGCCGTCAAGGTAGGCCACCGTCACAGCGCCAGCAAAGTCTGGGTCTGTGATCTGCGCGAATACGTTGGTGACTTCGTTGTAAATATAGCCGTCAGGATTGCAGGCAAAGAACATCTGAGTGCCGTTGTCCGCAATGGATACCGGGCCAGTGCCGGACACCGTGCCAAGCAAAGTAGGCGTAGCCGTCAGGCCGGTCAGCTTGTAGACCTCTTGGCCGGATACGACATAGAAGTCGCTGCCGTTGGTCTGGTGCGCCCACAGCGCCCGGATAGGGCCGGTTCCTACAGTCTGAAGAAACTCCAGCCCAGGCGCTCTGTTCAAAAACCCAGCCTCTAATCCGCCTGCGGGAATGGCTTCTGGAAACAAATTGACGCACCGATTGGCCGCAGCGTTGATGCTACGCGCAACGTAGGCCGAACCAAGAATGGGCGTGTGCATTATGCTATACTCCTATTTAACTTAACTAGAGGTACAGTATGGAAATATGGAAACCTGTTTTTGGCTACGAAAATCTGTATGAAATTAGTGATCTTGCTAATGTTCGTCGTGTTGGCAGGGCTAAAAAACTTGATGCCGCAAAAATTCCCGTTGCAAAACAAATGTTTGAAAACGGCGCACTGCTTCGTGAAGTTGCAGAATTTCTTGGCACTAGCAACGCCACCGCCAGCATGATTAAAAATGGAAAAACTTGGAAAGGCGACGCTGCGTACAGAAAAGTTAAAACGTCTGCTGGCTCCGATCACTATTTGCGTTTTTCTGCGTGTAAAAATGGAAAATACACCAAAGTTGGGGTTCACAGAGCGTTGTGGGAAGCCTTTGTTGGGCCTATTGAAGGTCGATTGGAAATCAACCATAAAGACCTTAACCGAATTAATAACTGCCTTGACAATTTGGAACTGCTTACCCATCAACAAAATATTCAACACGCCCATAATATTTATCGGCAAGAGCGAACGCATCTTCCTAAAGGCCAACGTAGCGGCCCTTTTGGTAGATTTGATAACCGCTAAATTAAACATACTTAGAAGTTGCCACTATAAATATTATATCTTTGGCGATTTGCCACAATACCGTAGGGCATAGCCATCACATCATCTGGGTTATTGATGCGCTTGAGGTTGCGCTTGCTGGTCATGGCAATGCGCTGCACTTGCGGACTTGGCTCGACGCCAAACTCAGCGGCAATCTCGCAGGCCAAGTTGTATTTAAACGCTCTCAGGTAACCAGGCGGGAACGACAGCGTAGTCGCCAATACTGCCGGTTGCGTCAGTTCCTGAATCGAAACAAAATGCCATTCCAGCGGACGCAGCGGCACTGGGTAGACGTACATTTCAATGTCGGGGTACGTCATGTTGACCCACATAACCTGTGGATACGTGCTGGTCACCGTCTTGACAGCAATACCGTTGTACTGCTGCTGATTGATGATCTTGATGCCGTAGCTGACGTTGGTGGCCGCATCCCTGAAGTAGGTAGCGTCATCCAACAAGACCGGCCTGTTTCCGACAAAATTACCCGTCGGGCCTAGTGTGCGGCTTAAAGTGCTTGCAGGCCAAGTAAACACCTGATCCTGCGTAGAAAACACTGACAAACGCTCAGTGTTCCATGAGTCAATCATCTGGTTCATCGCCGACAGTGCGTCTTGCGACGCTGCCGCTGAAGGTGTCTCACCCTCTGCAAGCATCCCAATTAGGCGCAACGCCCCGTTTATCTGGTCGCCAGCAGATGTGGTCATACCTATGCTCCTAGTTCAACAACCCCAACTCGCGGCCTGCCACGGGGACGCCGCATTTCGTTTACCGTGGCAGGAGGCTCAACGTCATCCAAATCATACCTTACCCAGCCATTTTGCTCGTCGTAGTCAGCTTCCTTTTCAGCGCAAGCTACTTTAGTACCGTGAACTGGGTGACGTAGATAGATGACCGCCATATTACGCCGCGCAGTGAATGACTGTGAAATTGATAACGACCGCTTCAGAATATGAAGTGGCACTCAGATTACGCAGCGAAATCAACGCAGTACCAGCCGCCATATACGAAATGTATGTGGTGTAAGCCCCAGCAGTACTACCAGTGGTATTGCTACCAACAGTCACGATGAGGGTGTCTTTGGCGCTGATCATGCTATTGGTCAGAATAAACGATGCGACTGCACCGCCAGCCAAGGCAGCGTTGTTCATCGTAATTCGACCAGCAGACTTGTTCAGAGTTACCCCTGTGGACTTGTCTGTCAACTGCGTTACGGCACCTTGTGCAGCGGCAGAGTAGCCGATTTCCTCAGAGGCGTAGCAAGTCGTAAATTCCGGGTCAGCGTATGCAACGCCGGTTGCTTGGGTATTGGGCATGATGTGTCCTTTTAAAAATAGGGGCCGAAGCCCCCATTTGGTTTAAGCAACGCGATACATCGTGTAGGCAGCATCGCCGGTCTTGCGGAACAAGAACTCGGCTGCACCACCAACACCCGCTGCACTGCCGGTAATGGCAACAACCAGGTTACCCACGGTTGTAATGCCAGTGCCTGCAATCATCGTGATCAGGCCGGTGGAAGTACCGAGGTTGATCACGACCAAGCGAAACGTGCTGTTGGGCTTGGCGTTGTTGAACACAGCGTCAAGTGCCGTAGCCGTTGGCAGCGTGTACGAAGCAGCACTGGTAGACGGGTTGCCCACCAAGATGCCACCAGTAACTTGTGCAGCGGTCAGCGTGGCCGTTGCAGTTGCTGTCTGAGGGGCGGCTTGAACGCCCATAACGATTTCATTGGTGTTGCCATCAGTGAACTGATACCCACCGCCAGAATTTGGGAGAGCCATGATAATTTCCTTTGAAAGATGTGATGAAGAAAGGGGCCGAAGCCCCATTCAATTTAGCCCCAGATACGGGCGGCCATTTGAGGACGAATGGTACCAAAGCCGTACAGAACGTCAATCCGGCAAGGCATACGGTCGTTGTTGATGTCGTACTGACGAACAACACGCAGCGAGATGCCGTTGTGGTTTGCGCGAGCGGCCATGTCAACACCTTGGGGCAGCAACAGGTCAGCGGTAGCAAACGTGATGGCGTCCTTGTGGTAGACCAAGTTCTGCGGATAGCCGGTAGAAGCAGTACCAACAAAGGTCACGGCAGCGCCATCAGCGGGGAAGCTGTTGACGGTAGCCAGGGCGCTTTCGCTGGTGTAAATTGCCGGGCTGATTGCAATGTTTGTCCATGCACCGCTGGAGGCCGTGTTGGTGGCAGTACAAACAAACTGTTGCAACGAACCAGTGGACTCGCGGGTCTGTGGGTTGACAGAAAACACGCCTGCGATAGTGAACACATCGCCAGCCACAACAGTTGCAGAACCAGTACCACCGTCGATGCTGATCGTCGATTGGCCTTGGGTGCTAACAGTGCCGTTGACCAAGATCGTGTCAGTCGTCGAACGTGTGCCAGTGGTGTGAACCTTGATGGACTGGCTCATGTTGACTTCTTCAAAGCCCAGAACACCAGTACCCATCATGCCGTTCTTGAACTGGCGTGACACGGTGTCGGTTGGGTTGAACAAGCCTTTCATACCTTCAACCAGGCCAGCGTTGGCGGCAGGGTTGACGGTAGCGTAGCGAGGCGACATCACGGCAGCGTTTTCGTTCAGCTTCTGCTGGGCTTGCAACAGCACCAGTGAAGTAGCAGGGGTCGTGCCAGGAGTGCCGACGGTCGAGTAGATCGACTTGTAGGCGTTGGCGACGTCTGCGTCAATGCTGGAGGCCAACTGCGAGATACGGGGTTTCAGTACCCGGTCTGCAAAGTCGTCCATCTGCATGGTCAGTTCGGCGGAAGTGAAGTTCACGCCGATGTGCTTCTGGCTTGCCACGGTCAGGGTCGTGAACTGCTCATTGTCGTCCTGAACTTGCAGGGCGGCACCGTCAGTGACCAAAGCGCGGTCAGGCAGGCGGATACGCAGGGTAGAACCGATCTTGGCACCGTTAACAGCAAAGCTGTCATCGTACTGGCGGTTCACGTTGCGGGTGATCACAAGGTTGTTTTCAAGGATTTCCAAAGCCTTCCTTGTGATCATGTCAATGGTGAGAATCGAGTTAGCCATTTTAAATACCTTTCAAAATTAAAACTTACGCGCTTGTTGCGCTTTCACTTGCCTTGCTCTTTCGGCCTCAATCCACTGACTGGTTGTCATGGTCTTGGTAGACCGTGGATCAGTCGTGTCGTAAGACCCAGAACCCACCCCTCGGGCGGTGACTGGTGAAATCGGTTCAGGCGCACCAGAAGTGCGTTTTTGAACGGGGTTATCGGCTAACTTAGCCTCAAGCCGTCCAAGCTCTT